CATCCATTCTAATAACGCACGTCTTTTAGTATCATCTATTACTCCTGATATTGCTTTACTCCAGTATAACGTATTATTAAAACTTGAATCCTCTAAAGAACCTATATAAATATCACTATCATTATCCCCAACTAAAACCTCCACAATATCTTCAATTACAGCCGCTTTATCTCCATCTTTAAAGGCTGTGTGACTTTCCCCTGTTATATCTGCATTGTACCCTGTTATACTTAAGGATGTAATCCAAGACCTGTCTGCGCTTCCTCCCTGTGTCCTTGGTAAATATACTTTTACTTCAATTGTTCCATCTTCTTGAATAATATTACTATTCATCTCAAACTTAGTCGTCATTCCATAAATAGGTGGGAAATACCCTGAAGTATCTTCACCATACCTAAAAAGTTCAAACACTCTGACTAATGCGTGGCTTAAAGTCCATTCCCCGTTTTGGTTTAAATAGTAATCCGTTCCACTATCTCCTACTAATTTAATTTCAATCCATTGCTCTAATCTTTGGAATAACCAATCAACCCCGCAAGCGACATAAACCTTTAGAGTATCCCCATATATAACTTGGTTTGGTATTGTTTGGTTTGTCTCAATTGCAACCCAATACTCATCTACAACTGGATGCATTTTTCCAATATAGTAACCGCTAGGATAAAAATAAGTAGGGTCCTGTAATACAAAAGTCCAATAATTTGGATTAGGGGATAAATAACTTGCATTAATCGTCCATTCATCAATATCTCCTAAATTGTCGTTAAAATACATTTTAGAATTATCTAAAATAGAGTCTACTAATCCATATTTATAAACAACTTTGTGAGCCCCTAAAGAAGATTTATAGTTCTTTTGTTGGTTTACGCCGGCATGATGTGGATAATATCCATCAATCTGACTACCTAATACTTGCTGAGGATTTACTGACCCTGTATTTATTTGAGTTCCTGTAAGTCCATATTCTTCCCAATCTATATTTGTAGTTGTAGAAATATAATCTCTTATTCTTACAATATGCCAAAACCCATCTTCTTGAGTTACAAAAGCACCGTATTTTTTAAGTATTAATTCCAATACTTCCTTTGCTGTGAAAACACTTGTATTATTATCCTTTTTTACAAACCTATCTGTATTTGTGTAGGTATCTATTATAGGTCGTTGTAATAATGTTGCGGGGTCGTCATAAACTACACTAAAATACAAATTAATATCATAGAGTTTAAAGTTCATCGTTTGACCTGTAAGAGCTAAACACCTACCTAATAAATGTAATTCTCTTTGTGAGTCCTGATAAGCGTAATTGTTTTCATCTAAGAATTTAATATTTTCTAAATACCCTAATCCGTCAATCGCTTGTATGTTTATAATCCAGTAATCTGTAATAAAACTTTCTACTATTCCATCAGGTTTTATAAATCCCCTCCAAAAAACATCTTCATTGCGGTATAATGTTACAGGAAGTTTTTTATCTCCTATTGTTTCAAATAAAAAGTTTTGGAATGTATCGGTATTAGATACTTCAATTTGCATTTTTAAAGATGATCCCCTTAAAATATCCATTGTGTTAACAGAAGGTCTGTCTAATGTAGCCGTTCCTTTAACCTGTGTTATTTCCGTGCCTGTATAGGTGTTATCTTCAATCTCTACCTTATAGGCGTTATCCTCTGGGTCTGAAAAATTAAATTGTATTCTAACTGCCATTTACTATCCTGTTATTAACCCAGCATTATCACCTGTTCTAAAATTGCCATTTGTAGTATTATTTAAAACTCCTATTAGTTTATCTCCTGCAATTTCAAACACAACACGCCCTCCATTGCTATCTCCATTAGAACCACCCCCATAAGAAGATGAGCTAATACCACCGCCCGCGCTTGAACTTGCACCACTTGAGCTATAACTACTTCCCCCATAAGATGAACTACCTGCATCGCCCCCCACATTAACACTACCAAACGCAGAACTTGCAGCCATTAAAGCCACACCAATAGCAATAGATGCAATTCCTGCGGCTATTGCTTGCGCTCCACCTGTTGCGATTACAGTATCTAATTTTCCTTTTATAATAGCCAAAGTTCCGTAGTTTATTAATAATTGCCCCATTGACCCTAAAAAACTAGCAAAGGCTTTTATAACTGCATTACCTAGGTTTGTTAAAATATTACCGCTTGCATTCATTCCTTCACCTAAAGCCCTTCCTATCCCGGCAAACGCTGAAGATAATTCACCTTCAACTAGTGAATAAACGTCTTTTGAAAATTGACTTAAGCCGTCTAAATGCGCTGTATATCCTTCTTCTCTAAGTTCAGCTAGTTTAGCTTGTATTATTTTTTCTACTTCAATTCTTTTTTCACCCTTTACTATATCGTTGTTTATAAGAGAATCCCAGTAATTAATTTCATCTTGGATTGCTTTATTGTTGTTTTGGGTTTTTATAGCCGAAATTTCATCCCTCCTTTTTTGTTCTTGCTCTCTTGTTAAAACTCCTAGTTGAGCGTATTTTTGATTTATAGCTGCTATTTGCGCGGCTAATTCAAGTTTAGCAGTATCTTTAATTCCAGATATAGCTTTGCTATTTTCTTGAGTCTTTAAAGTTTCTAAATCTTTATTTAGTTTTATAGTCTCCTTTATAACAGCCGCATTGGTATTGTTTAATGCTTGTATTTTTAACTGCTCATTATCCCCTGCTAAAACAATAGCTTTTTTATACTGTTCTGCTAATAAATCTAACTCTAAAGCGTATTGTTTCTTTATTATTTCATTCTTTTGATCAAACGAAATAGCCTCTGAATATTGTTTATTTAAATCCTCTATCGCAAGTTTAATGTCGGAACTATTAGTGTTAATATCATCAATAGCAATACCTATCTTTAATTTTAAAGCCTCTGCGTTGGCTCTTTTTGCTTCTGCTAATGCTTTTTTAGTCGCTGCAAGTTGCCTTTGCACATCTCTAATTGCCTTTTCTTCTGCCTCTTTTTTAGATTTTGCTTCGTCTGATTTTGGTTTCCCTGTCGGGTCTATTGTTTGTTGTTGTTGTAGTATTGAAAGTTGTTCACTTAAAGCCTCTGCGTTAGCTGTTAGGTTTTTTATTGTTTCTGCACCCCTTTTAACAGCGTTATTGTCGATTACCGTATCAGTAATAAGACCAATACCAGACGCATTTGCGACAACTGATACCCATTGCTCCCAAGTTTCAGTAAGTTCTTTTATACTCTTTCCTTCTTCTAAAGCTATCTTTTTAAAAGTTTCGGTTAAAGCCGCTCTAATGCCTTGTATTTTTGCGTTTCTTAATAAAGACTCGGAATAAGCATTAATAGCATCAGAAGCTGTACCCGCGCCTAATTCTTCTAATGTTAAATTACCTATTAATTTTCCCGATTCTTGGTTAACTTGAAATAAAGCTGTTTCCCTATCTTCTAAAGATTGGGTTTCATCGGATGCAATATCAATAAGATTTTGATATGCTTTTATTTGTGTTTGTGCGGTTGCTGTGAATCCTGCGGTAGCCGTTCTTAGATTTTTTACCGCTTCCTCGGCATCAGTTAATCTATTAACATATTCAGCGACAAAACCAACAACAGCAATAATAGCAGTTCCAACTCCTACCAAAGAAGCCCCTAAATTACCAGCAGAATCTCCTAAGTTTTTAGTGCCTTTTGTTGCAACCTCCGCAGCTTTACCCGTGCTATCTAATCCCTTAGTTACTGCCCCACTTTCTTTTTCTAACTCTCCAAGTTTTTTACCTAAATCATCAACCTCATCCCCAGCATCTTGAAGCCCTTTACTAAAGCCTTCTTTTTTAAGTCCTAACGTTACACTAAATTCATTGTTTAAGGCCATTCTCTTTTTTTTGTTTTAGGTACTTTTCCTGAGCAGCTTTAAAAGCATTTATCTGATTTTCGTTTAACCCTCCATTATCTGAATCAGTATCTACAAAAGGCAAATGCATCACATCTGTAATTCTTTTTGGTATAGACTTCGGGGCTATATTAAACGACCTTACAGCCCAATATGAAACACTCCTAAACTTAGCCCAATCCCATTGTTGTTCCCTTCTATAAGCATACGACCTTAGTTCAAACTCTGCCAAAGTCATATCGTAAACATCTTCTAAAGTTGGTATTCCCAACTCACCCAAAGCAAAAGAAACATATTCAGCATTAAAATTTATTTCTTTATTGTTGGTCTTACTTTGTCCTTTTTTTTTACCTTATCCTTTGGTAAATCTGGATTAAACGAATTGATTAAAGCCGTTCTAAACTCCATAACAGATTTTGAACTAACTCCTACACCATCCTCATCTATCCAATCCATTATATCGTATTTGGTAAAAGGAGGTGTCAAATCTTGCTTTACATAACCAAACAACAAGCTATAATACATTAATTCTGGCAACACTTTAAAAGGGTTTTTTAATAAATTATCCTCTAAATTGGCTAGGGTATTGTCTGTGTTTTCTACAAACAAAGATAAAAACCCTATACCAAAATAAAACGTTCTCTTTTCACCTCCGAAATCAATTTCAGCTTTTTTCTTTTTTATCATAATCTTTCTGTTTTACTATGTCGGATCAACTAATACAATATCACCTGAACCGCTTAAAGTTGTGCTAAAAGTTGCGTTCTCTTGTCCTGTTGGAGAATCTAAACTTAAATCAGTAATTAAAGCCGTTCCGTAATATGCTGTGTTAGTGGAAAGACCAGTATCTATTTTCCAAGTTACAACCGTTTTAGCCATTTGATAAGCCAATAAGGTATCGTGAGACTTCTTATCGGTATCTCCACCTGTGCCAGTATCGATATAAAGGCCTTCGGCTGAAATTGAGTAATCAAACACGCCTGCGCTTTTAATTGTTTCACCCGGATCGCATTTTGTAATAGTTTCATTTACCGCTAAAGAGGTAGATAAACTGTTTGCTGTTAAACACGCGATAGGCTCCCAAGCCAAATCAACCGTATCATAAATGTAAAGGATGTTTACGTCCCCCTTAATAAATGTTGCCATTTTGTTTTAATTTTAATTGTTAATATTCAAAGTTACTATTTTATTCTTAATTCAAGCCTTAGAAATTTCCTAAACAAAGACCCATTTGTTAATTTTGTCGTTAGGTCACTCGGAAAGAACATTAATTGACTGTCAACTATCAAACCGCTTCCTGTTAAATCTAAATCTGTTTCCATTTCTAGGCGTAAAGCATCTAGTATATTATCTGCTAATAACCTAGAGCCTGTGTTTGCGTTTGATGTGTATAAGGTACAAACTTCTAAAAGTATGTCTGACAGCCAAAAGTTAGAGCATTTGTTATAAATCACTTCATTACTTTGCACCGTCATAAGCACATACGCGTCATTATTAGCCGAAATAGAAGGGTATTGACTATCATAGACGTTAATTGTCTTAGTATCGACTACCGTACCATTAAAAGCATCATATACAGCCTTACGAATCCATTTATCAGGTAGTACTTTATTCATCTAGTCCAAAATCTTTAATGTAATCCTTCATTCTCTCTATTAATTCCTTCCTTCCAAATTTAAATGCTGGCCATAAAAAAGGATTTGCGTGTATTCCTTCTTTTAAAATACTCATAAATATGGGATATGCCGCGCCCTCATCTATTCCTTTCCTTTTGCACCAAGCCTTTATTTCTTCTAACCCCTTTTCCCAACTTTCCCCTGTTGCCCCTTTAAACTGTGAAGCCATTTCTTTAAATTCATCAGGAATATATGTTTTTACTCCAGTTCCAAACTCTACAAATGGCGCGTAATCTGCATTATTTCCAATTTTATATAGTAAGGGATTTACTTCTTCAATGTTCATCATACTTTTTAGCTCTCCTTTATCTACAGGGGCTAATATTTTTGCTGTTTGTAGTGTTTCGTTTGCAACGGCCCCAACTTCTATTTCTAACATTTTTTTTGCTTTCGGGCCAGCTTTCTTTAACTTCTCAGCCAGTACCTTTAATTCCTTTGCGTCAATAGTTATCATTAATCTAGTCCTAAAATTTGTTTAGCAATTACTATCTGAGATACTTTTTTAAAACCATCCGTTTTTACATCTAAAATAGAATACTCCAAACTATTGTATTTTAACGTGTGGCTTTTAGGGTTTATAATAAAATTCTTATCATATCTAAAAGTGAATTTCAACGTGTTTGTAAAGTCTGTAATACCTGCTTCACTTTGGTAACTATTACTTCCCACATCTTCAATCTTTGCCCATCTAGTAGTTACTAAAGCATTGCTAACAGTATTCCCACCGTAACCATCGGACGCAATGGTACTTTCCCAAATCTCTACTCTTTTATTTGCTTGCCTTGCTTTAAACATCAAAATACAAATCTACGTTCTGATGCTAAAATAGCCATAACTGAATTAGGAATATATCCCTTCATTACAGTTTCACTTTCAGAACCATAAAACCAAAGTTTCACAGTCTCTAAAATAGCCATTTTAAACACTCCTTTTACACTATCGGTATCTGAATACCCTATTGAAGCTGTTATACTCGTAGTGGTTGTTAAAACAGGTGTATAAATAGAATAAAGCTGTTTAACTTCTACTTCATAATCCGTTGCAGCTGCAGGACTTGTTATAGCCGTTATAGGATAGGCGTAAACCCTCGCGCATCCTTCTGTATTGATATAATACGTTTTGCTTTGGGGTTTTAAATAAACTTGCGTATAACCCTCTACAAGTTCACACGCTGAATTTATCATCATCGTAATTTCCGAATCTAATTCGGTAATATCATCATCTAATCGAAGATACGTTTTTGTTTCTCCTAAAGTGACTAAATCTAGGTAGTCAGTTATTGTGGCCATTTACTTTTTTTTAGTTTTTTTCTTTAGGCGTTCACCAATTAAAACCGCTTGCTTTTTGTTAATACGGTAATCTTCTTCTTTCTCCGAAAAGTCTTTTATAATCTCATTTTTGAGATACCGTTTGCCGTCTGTGTGGTGAAAAAAACTTATGACTTTTATCATTTCTTTTCTAGTTTTGCTTTCGGTTGTTTCTTATTCTCTTTAACAGGTTTATAACCTTCCATAAAAGCGTCTAAATCGGTTCGCTTTCCTTTATACTCACTACCAACTTTGTAAGATGTTTTTGTTTGGGTGCAAAAAAAGGGTATTGCTACTTTTGGCATAATCTTTTATTTTAATGTTTCAGTCAAAGTTACGAAATTTTTTAATACAAAAGAGGGTTACAAGTTTTCACCTATAACCCTCACAGAAAAATTATGACAAACGCCAAAATTTACTTTTAAAAAAACCCCCTGAAAAGCTCCAAGGGGTTTCAAACTAAACTAACTAACCAAACTATAATAAAAAA